ATACCTCAAATATGTTAGATAAAGGTAGGTGATTTTGTGGAATGGAGAAATGCTATTAAGAAAATATTTGGAGGTGTTAAGCGTGTAATAACAACTGGAACATGGAAAGAGATTGGCACTTATTCAGCTACCTTTACATCGGTGGGGAGCAATATTTATGCTAATGAGATTGTTAGGAGTAGCATAAGGGCATTGGCTGAACATTCAAGCAAAGCAAACGTTAAGGTAATAAGGAGAGTGGAAGGTAAAAGGCAGCAGGGAGACAAGATGCTTGAGAGGATGATCCAGTACAAGCCTAATATGTATATGAATGGCAAGGATTTTCTTTACAAGGTAAGAACAAGGTTAGAAGTCGACAATACAGCATTCATATTCATTGATAGGGATGATTATGGAAGGTGTAAGGGTTTATACCCAATGCCAAAGGCCCATCATGAGGCACTAAAGGATTATAAAGGGGACTTGTATATAAAATTCCAGTTTGCAAGTGGGATTATACAAACAATTCCTTGGGTTGATTTGGCTGTGTTAAGAAAAGACTACAACACATCAGACATATTCGGTGATGATAACTCAGCCATACTGACATCACTTGAACTGTTGAACACAACCAATGAGGGGTTAGGCAATGCGATCAAATCAACTGCAAACCTTAGAGGGATATTGAAATCAACTAAATCAATGTTGGACCCAGAAGATGTCAAGAAACAGAAAGAGGCTTTTGTTAGGGATTACATGAGTATAACCAATGAGGGTGGAATTGCAGCCCTGGATGCATCTTATGATTTTTCGCCAATTGATATGAAACCACAGGTGGCAAATTACAAACATATTGAAGAATTAAGGAACAATATATATAGGTATTTTGGAGTTAATGATGATATTTTAATGAGCAAGGTATCAGGAGAGGCATGGGAGGCTTTTTACGAAAGCAGACTAGAGCCTTTTTTAATTGCCTTGGGTTTGGAACTGACAAACAAAGTATTCACTGAGAGGGAAAAAGGCTATGGCAATGAAATTATATTCGAGGCCAACAGGCTTCAATATGCGAGCACACAGGCCAAAATGAATATGGTCCAGCTGGTTGATAGAGGAATCATCAGCATCAACGAATACAGAGAGGTCCTCAATCTATCACCAGTTGAGGGTGGAGACATGAGGGTGATCCGGAAAGAATACGCTGAGATGGGTGACATAGATGAAATGGAAGAGGAAGGGGTTGATGGAGAGGATGAGTAAGGAAATAGAGAACATTCAAAGACTTATGGATGATAAAAATGTTGAATTTAGAGATTTTAAGTTAACAAAAGTTGAAACTCGTAAAAATGAGGATGATACTGAGAGTTTGGTGATTGAAGGTATGCCATGTGTTTTTGACACAGAAACCATCCTTTACAAGGGCAAATATTGGGAGTTTAGAGAAAAGATTGCAAAAGATGCCTTTAATGAGGCGGATATGACAGACGTTATTTTCAACTATAACCATGGTGGGAGAGTGTTTGCAAGGACAAGGAACAAATCATTGGATTTGGAAATCAAAAACAATGGCCTACAAATGGTCGCAACTCTAAAAAAGGAAGATAGAGGGCATGAGGAACTATATAGCGATATCCAATCAGGATTGATAGACAAAATGAGCTTTGCTTTTACTGTTAAAGAAAGCCGGATGGAAGAAATTGAAAGAAGTGACGAACCAAATCTTGAAATAAGAACCATTACAAAGATTGACAAACTTTACGATGTAAGTGCGGTGGACATACCCGCTTATGATACTACATCTATATCAGCACGAAAAGCGTTTGATGCGGAAAGCAAAGAACGTGAGGCGGAAAGCCTTAGAGTTGCAAAAGATAGCTAAGTACAAATATTATGGAGGGATCATATGAACGAATTACTAGAAAAATTAAAAAAAATGAATTTAGAGCAAGTAGAAGAAAGACTAGTACAACTTGACATTGAAGTTAAATCAATGGATGAGGTGTCAAAGATTGATGAAGCAACAGAGGAGAAGAAATTACTTTTAGAAAGAAAAGCAGAGCTAAAGGACTTAGAAGAAAGAAAAGCAACAGCGTTGGCAATCACAAAGGGTGATGAGCCAGTTAAAGTTATTGATTCAAGAAAAGGAGAGATGAAGATGCCATTTGAAAACATGACACCAGTTGAAGTAAGAGAAACCCAAGAATATAGAGATGCCTTCCTGAAGAGACTACAAGGCAAGGCCCTTAATGATGTTGAAATGAGAGCTAATGAAATGGCCAGCACTGACGTAGCGGGTGTAATCCCTACAATGACACAAAACAAAATATTTGACAAAATGGTCCAGCTTGCACCAATGCTGCAAGAGATCACATTGCTACAAGTACCTGGAAACGTTACATTTGCAGTTGAAGGAACCAATACAGCTGCTGCTAAACACGCTGAAAACGATCTTGCATCTCCTGCTGCTGATACAATGCTATCAGTTAGCCTTGCTGGATACGAGATAATCAAGGTATTGAGAATTTCCGCAACTGTTCAAGCTATGGCAATCAACGCATTTGAATCATGGTTGGTTGAGTACCTTGCAAAAGCTATTGTTAAAAAAATTGGCGAATATATATTCTATGGAGATGGAGAGGGCGATCCTAAGGGTGTTGACTATGCAAACACTTGGACTGACGGAACTAACGCAGTAGATTGGGCCGGAGCATCCCCAACACCAGGCGAAATGGTTGAGCTTGTTGGATATCTTAAAGGTGGATACCACAGAAATGCTAAGTTTGCAATGAACAGCAAAACTCTATTCTCAAGGATAGTTGCAGTACAAGACAACAGTAAATACAAAATTCTTACTGACGATTACAAGAGACTTCTTGGGTATCCAATTCTGCTTGATGACAACATTGCAGATGATGACATATTCTTTGGAGACTTCTCATATGTAGTAGCGAATCTATCACAAAACATAAAGGTTGACCGTTCAACAGAATCCGGATTCCTTTACAATGCAGTTGACTTCAGAGGAACCGCAATATTCGATTGTGACATTGCAATTGCTGAGGCATTCGTTAAGTCAGCGCCTACACTAACAGCAGGAGCTTAGAAGTAATTAGATAATAAGGAAGGAGAATGGCAATGGGTAGATTTTTAGGTAATTTATCATCAGATGCCTTTGGTTATCCAGTAGGCGAAATGAAAGTTGCTCACTATAACATCCCGGCTGACAAGGTTGTTGCAGCTGATCCAGATGGCTTGCTTGACGGACAGGCACTACCAGCAGCAGCTGGGGATGTAAGTACGTTTTTAAATGAAATGCCTTATCCAATGAATGTAACTCTTGTTTGTTCAGGAACACAGACAGGAGAAGCGGTTGTATATGGCACAAACATAAACGGAGATACTATCAGCGAAGAGTTTACTTTAACAAGTGATACTCCAGTTGTGGGATCCAAAGCATTCGCAACAGTAGATAAGATTTCATTACCAATTAAGGTTGGCAGTGAGACTATTGATGTTGGATGGGGTGGCAAGTTTGGGTTGCCATATAAATTGGCAGCGGATGAGCTTGTCATTGTTAAGTTGTTCAATGCAGCAGTAGATGCAGGAACAGTTGCAGTTGATGCTGATGATGTAGAGAAGAACACTTTTGATCCAGCCGGGACACCAGATGGAGAAAAAGCAATAGACCTTTATATGATTGTTTAAGATGGGAGCCTTCAATGGCTCCTTTTCTTATAAGAGAGGTGATTAAATGGCATTTATAGATGATGTAAAAGCCCATATAGGAATAAGTCACACAAAGAAGGACACAGCTATTCAAGATACCATCCTTACAGCAAAAGCTGAAATGGAGAGAGCAGGAATCCTTGCAGAGGCCATAGATGACACTGATCCATTGATTAAGACAGCCATTACAACCTATTGCCAGTATATGTATGATACCAATGACAAGAGGCGAGATGGCTATTTCAAGTCATGGGAGTATCAACTTGACAACATCAGGAAGTCAACAGGTTACATGGTGGAGGTGGAATAGATGTATAACGATTTAGTTACATTGATAACCATAACCACTACCAAGGATAGTATAGGCCAACCAGTGGAGACAGAGACACCAAGAGAGGTACTTTGTGAAGTCAAATCCATAAGCCAGACAGAGTTTTATCAGGCAGCACAAACACAACTAAGGCCAGAGCTTAAAGTCATTATGGATGCTGATGATTACCAGAAGGAAGTCAGGCTCCAATATGATGATGAGGACTACAAGGTCATCAGGAGATACAAGACAGCTGGGAACGAGATTGAACTCACCT